CAGATGGAGCCTCTGTTGCTACCGCAGAGGTGCGAGCACCAGCAGAGTAAACAATGTCGTATCCGAAGATAGACTGGTTGCCTCCACCAAGTGGGTCGACTACTACTCGTAGATTATCGGCGTCCTTTAGGTTACGCAAAGAGCCCTTGAATGCAGGGTGAGCAATTAGGACAAGGTCCCCATTGAAATCACCAGCCTCAAGACCTGCGAATGCGTCGTTCAACATCTCGAACTTAAGCACACCAGCAGTAGCAATCTTGTTGCCCTGAACTGTTGCAGCCTTGTATACAGATGTGAATGGAACAGTTGTACCTGGTCCTGTGCTTGCGGCTGTTACACCCAAAGCAGCGTTGTCCAATTCCTTAGCAAAGGAATCTGACCAAGATGCCTTGAAAGCATCCAATAGATTTACAACAGCGTCACGCTCGTCCTCAACGGAAATGGTGAAACGGTTGGCCCACTTAGAAGCCTCAAGTAGAACAGTGTCCAAGGTAGCATCCTCAACTGGGATTAGTGCTCCCTCTGCAACAATGTCAACACCTGAGTGCTCAAAGCGGGGTACTCTCTGTGATGGGGAAGTCATTGTTACCCTACGTGCTACCTGCTCCACTGCGGAAGTCTGGTAAATGCGGGTAAGTACTTCTCCGTTAGTAGGCTCTGGAATCCATCCATTAGCCTTACTTGCGTCAGTACGTGCCATTTTAGTTTAATCTCCTTTAGATTAGTATTTTGTGTTTGGCTTTACTATGATTTGCAACTCAACCGATTGTCCAACCGGGAGTGGCGAACCACAGTCCAATTGTCCAAAGGGATTATGTGGCTCTTCTATTAATCAGATTAGCATTCTACATTTCAAAAGTCAAACCAATGATTGTTTTACAATGCCTGATTGATTAATGTCCACATTAGCTTAGGATGGATGGGAATCGAACCCATGTCTATACACCTTTGGCTTGCTCTGCCATTGAGCTACCATCCTATATTTATTAAAGACCCAAAGCCTCTGCCTGTAGTTCTGATGGAGACTTTACATGTTGTGAGGCAGGCTTTTCATGAATATCTGCATTCACTCTACCGGCCCTTTTCTTAACGTCAAACAGTTCTGGTAGGTCTGCCTTCAATGTCTCTACCTTCTCGTCTAAACCAACAAGATTATTGTCTGCATCTACTTCCAAGTCGTCCAAATTAACATACTTCAAAATGCGCTCTACATCTGCAACACCTGAGTCTGCCAACCTGGACTTGGCCTCAGCAAGAATGGCCTTGTTCTTCCACATCTTCGTGGCTTCTTCACCAACCTCAGCCAACTGGTCTTGCAATTCCTTGTGTTCTTTGCGTAGGCGAGTCAAGTTAGCCTTGGCCTCGTCATACATCTTTAGCAACTTCGCTGGGTCCTTGATTTCAACGACCTCTTCTGTCTTCTCTTCCTCGGGCATGATTTTATAGGTTCCTTTCAGTTGTTACATCATTTGTTAGTAGGACAGCAGAGCCTTGAACGACCACACCGGCCTCTCGTGCTACATTTACGGCTTCCAACAATGCCTCAAGTGCATTGATTTCTTTCTTTGCGACAGTCTTTCTTGCCGCACGCTTGGCAGGAGCCTTCTTGGCCACCGCCTTCTTCACTGGTACATTCTCATCAGCCATTTTGTACATTCCTCACATCTGCGTTAGTGTTTACTCTTGTCTGAGGTGCAAGCTGATATCCAGCAAGCCCTGCATCACGCTCAGCCTTAGCCTCTGCCAATACCTGAGCAATAACCTCTTCGTCATATCCGTCCTCACGCATTACCTGCGCAGTGGATAGACCAATGTTTCTCTTCTTTAGTCCAGCATCCAGACGCTCAAGAGAGTCCATAGACTCAACATCCTTCCACTTAATCTGTACATCTTCGTTAATTCCGCTTACCTTAAGTACAAACTTAAAGATTTCTCTCCATGTCTGACCAAAGGACAGTTGACGGTCACTTACTTTCTTGATTAGAGGAGCCTCAGCAACACGCAACGCCTGACCTGACGGAACATTTCCTGTCTTTTCGAAGTAGTGCAGTGGCGTTGAAGTCAACGAAGCCATTGCGCGAACAGTATCCTTGATTGGTTCCCAGAATACGGCTGGATTCGCTGGCTGGAACTGTCCAACCTGACTGAATCCCTTCAGTGCCCATAATTCACCAGGACCATTCTTCAGGGCACCATCATTCTCACGCTTGGTGTCACCTTCCTGGAAGTCATCAATCTCATTGCTATCTGCCGCACCGGCCTGCGAAACAGCGTATCGCTGAGGTGCACCCTGATAATCAGAGACATACATAGACTGAATGAACTGCTTGTTGATGTAGTTCTGCGCATCAAACGCATCTACATGTTCTGGACGGCCAGTTGGACGCATAGTGCGTAGATGGAACACCGGAATTACTCCAAATGGGTTCTCATCTGTCTCCAAAAGGTTCCACTGACTGCCCTCGGTTGCAGTCTTGTTCTTAACGAAGTATTTCTCGATGCGGTCAGCGTAGTAAAGATTCAATCGAGTACCATCTTCGGTCTCCCACATCTTAACCGCGTATGACTTGCGTCGAGGATGCTCCACGTCATAAACCAAGGCTGTGGTTAGCGGAGTATTGTAGGAAATCTCAAGATTACCTTCCTCATCCGGCCACACCATAACGTAGCAATCACCATAGACGAGCGCCTTGCGGTGAGCTTCGTTGTAATCAATGGCCAGGTCGTTGAATTCCCATGTGGCGTCAATTACTGCCTGGCCTTCCTTGCTTGTTCCCATTACCGCTGAAATCTCCAGACGGTTCTGTACTGCATCTACAACTGGACGGCAGAAGTTAAGACGGGAGTCATAGTGAGCCTTACGCATTGCATTACGCAAAGCGGAAGTAGCGAATACCTCAGGCACATCACCCTCGTAGTAGTCTTCAGCAGCCTGGTAGAATTCCCTGCGACCAATGACCGCAAGTACTTGTTCCTTTAAAACTGTCATAATTAGTTATTCTCCAAATAATTTGTTTGTGTAATTGACGTATTACCAACCGGCTTGTTGAAGTAAAGGACTCCTGAGACCACTGCGTCCAATACGTCATCATGCGCGACCTTCGGAAAGGCCAACATCTGTTCTTCCAGTGATGGGAAGTGCCTGGTGTGCTTCACACGGCCCTTAATATATAGGTCGTGTGCTCGTGCAGCACGTAATTCTTTCTTCTCAGACTGGCGTACAGAGCGGAACTTAGCCTTCATTCCACTGAATACCTCTTTCCACAAGTCACCACCCTGGTTAGTTTCAACATAGACAACCTTGGCATTGTATTTCTCAACCAAGTCATCCAGATGTTCCTTTAGGGTGACTGAAGTGTACTTGACCTGTTCAGCATGCCTAACGTAAATCCAATTGGCCGGTACACCTATACCTCGACTCAGGACAGCAATACCGGTGTAGTCTGATGCCCTTTTGGTTGTAACGGCAGGGTCAACACTGATAATGGTGTTTCCCCATGCCAATGGCTCCTCGATGAGGATGTCATTTTCTCCCCAGTACCCGCCATCGAGTGAGATTGGCCTGTTCATCATATTCATAGCGAACTCTCTGGTGTGACGCTGGCTGTTCAGCCACTCCATAGACCACTTCTCTGGCCATAGAGATGACTCTGTGCCTTCTTCAGAAATAATTGCTGGCCAGTACCTACAATTAATTTCATGGTCCACCACCCAGCGATACTGGGAGTCCAAGGAGTTCCTGAAAGCCTCCTTATCCCACTCTTGCTCTCGGGCATAGTTTGCCTTGGCTTCCCCGACCTTCCTTATCTGGTCGATAATACTGTCTGGCATCGTCGTTGTGCCAATGAATACCTTAATTGCGTAAGTGTTTAGGTAGAAGTGTGCGGACAGCACTGTATTGAGGCGCTTCGCAGCCTCCAATTGACTATAGTTTGATTCAGTGGGCTCAATATCATCAAAGAGTAGAATCTCTGGACGCAGACCACCAATATTGGCACCCAGAACGTTAGAGTCAGCACCAGCGACCTGAAAGATGAAGCCATTGCCTCTCTTGGTGACGTTTCTGTTGTCCATCATTGCCTTGGCACCTTCTGACATCTTTGCTGTTCCTACAAGTTCAGGAAAATCCTCTTCCAGAAGCTTATTCTGCTGAATTTCCATCTTGAAGTTAAGGAGCCATTGTCTTGCCTGAGTGTCAGAGTCAGAGAATGCAATGATGTACCGCTTGTGCATATGAGCAGCAGCCCAAATAGGAAGGATATGGAAAATCCATGTTGACTTACCGACCATTCGAGGTGCAATAAACGTATCCACAGGCCCACGGGCGGTAGATAAAGGACGTGCCCATGACTTAGAATACTCAATGACATCCATATGGAAAGCATTAAGTGTAACTACATCACCATCATTGACCTTCAATTTGTGCGGTAGATAAACAGCAGCAAATAATAGAGGGTCATGCTTAGTAACAGCAATTCTACCCTCGCGTGTCTGCAATAGACGAGGGTCAATGTCTCTAAGTGCCTCAACTAACTTCAATTCGATACTCCGTTCATCATATAAGTAAGTTTGCTACCAAAGTACTGCATTTTTTGGAAATAATTTATAGTCAGACTTTTGTCCGAATAATATATTGTTTTATTGCTGCGAAAAAATATTTCTTTAAATTAATTTAACCCTGTGATTTGTGGGAATTTTATTTGAATAAATATTCCTGAATAATATTCTCATCTCTGAATAATATGCATTCAATCAGACAACACAACATTACCAAAACGTTATCATGCATTACTTATCAGTAACAACCTCATCCTCCTTTAGTTCAATGTTCTCGTTCCTTGCAATCTCTGCATTAAGTAGATTGACTATCTCCAAATCCATACCGTCGCTCTGACGAGTCTCAGTAATATTGGTTGCTCTACCCTTCAGTAGGTTCCAAGTGTTGGCATACTTCTGGAATGCTTCAGCCAAACGCTTCTGCTCATCAGGAGTCAAGTCAGCTTCTTGCAACTGTTCGTGGATTCTTTGCATACCATCCTGTGCGATGATTAGCAATTCTTCTGTTTCATACCATTGATTGAATTCCTTGGACTTTGCCTTCAGGTCATCAACAGTAATGACAATACCTCTTGCATCTGCCCATCTCTTGGCCGTTCCCCAGCTATTTGGGTACTTCAACTGTCGAATAGCTCTTGCAATGCCAATCTCTTGCGCTAATTCGAGGAATATTGCCTGCTCCTCGTCATTATATCTCTTGAATTCTGCCATATTCTTTCCTTTACGTCCGTGTATTTGTCGTGCTATACCTAATCAACTATCATCTAATTAGCAATCATCACGATACATTAGATACAACCCTGGTTAACCCTACTCTATTAAGGTAGTACTGTGTCTATCTATATGATACTTAATCTCCTTACCGCCGATTCCACTGACGATATAGCCATTGACAACATACGGTAGAACTCAGAATCATACAATTACCCTTAACTATTCGAGTCACTGTTCATACTCTATCAACATTGATTCTACAAGTCAAGTCAGAGCACAATAAGCATATTCTTATATAACTTATTGTAATCAATAAATAAATAATTATTACTTTATGTTACAACACAACGTCATTACCAATCTATATGCAACACCATTACTCCTGATAGTAGGGTGGGTAGGGGTACCCCATAGGGTGGCATGCCCTACCTCACCATACTTACCCGTTATCACTTCGGTTATGTCTACATATCCTCTGACTTACCCGTTATAGTTTCGGGTAAGTCATCTGGTGCTGGCACTGGGTAAGGTCCATTGAGCACAGCTTCCTTCATTGCCTGCTTATTGTGTGGCCAGTTCTTAGCCACCACTTCCAATACATCCTTTATGTCCTGGTCAGTCAATTCATATCCACCGTACAATGACGCAGCATACCAAGACGACACTTCCTTAAGTAGGTCCATAGTCATCTGTTCCATTAGAGAGTACTTGTTACCCATTACTCCTTACCGCCCGATTCAAGCAGCCGCAATATCGCACAGCAGACCTCAGCATCATCAAGCATCACCATCTCATAGCCATATTCGTCTCTGTCCTCATGACAGGAATCACAGCATTCTTTGGGAAAGAATCCAGGCTTGACCTCCAGACCCAATTCAGCACCAACCTCAGCGCATCCCTTCATTGTGAATCTCCCCTTAATGCTTTCATCGCTTCTTCCTTTGTTGCTGGCACTCCTCTGCTTGTAACCATTTCAAGTAAATCACTGAGCCTGGCATTGACAGCATCGAAACCGTCCCGCTTACCAATCTCAAGATATTCTCTTTGTAATTCATTCATCATGCGTCCATCCTTTGTTTGCCCTTCTCAGACTGTCGTTGTGTTGCTTCCTTACCGCCTCAGCGGTACTTGTAAGCCCATTAATAATTTCATCAGGGTCTGCGTCCATGTCTAAAATTAATCCGTCTACAAACTGCTGTATCAAGTACTCGACATCGTTCATCTGACCCTGTACCTACCTAATGACTGCTTGCGATAATCCTTAACTGACATACCGGTCTCCCTGAAGAACCTGCGAGACACCGTAGACCAACTAATATTCAGGATGTCACCAATACGCATCACTGAATACCCCTCCTGTACAAGTCTAACCAAGTGTTGTGCTTCTTCTGGCGTCAGGTCTGGTCGATATGACCTAACTGGCTTCATTGGCAGACCTTGATTATGCATGCGATAGTGTCCAGCACAATAACCTAATGTCTTTACCAGCGAATCACAGCCGTCGAACCTACAAATCTTCTCAACCTTGGGGAACTTTGGTACTCCGAAGGTCATATCTACTCGCATTGTTACGCCAACACCATCAATTAGGCAGGTGAAGACGGGCCAACCGAAGTCGTCCATGTGTACACCCTTAACTACCGCGCCCACGAAGCCCATACTGTTGAGATGTTCCTCTGCCTGACGCAGGAAATAGTTTTCAATCTGTGATTGGTCCATTTTCTTCCACCCACTTCTCTGTTTTCATCATGCCGTAGTAACTTGAGCCATGACTGCTGCTATCAAAATAGCCAACAACCTCATAGTCTGTGGCAAATACGCTGGTGATGACGACATCCTTGACGCCCATCATCTTTAAATCTTCGAGCATCTGTGCTCGGAACTCATCTTCCGTGAATTCGTGTCCGTTCATTCTGTACCGCGTCCATCCATTTCAAATTTATTGTA